CCATCATAGCCTACTTCCTTCCAATACATCCAATCTACTATAGCTGGGGCCGCTTCATACTCTCCACCCTCTCCAAGATCAGTACCCCAAGCTACTAAGCCATCTCCATCTACATAAGTATTAGTATAATTACCAGCATTATATTCAGTTAAATCAAATTGTAAACCACTAGAGCTACCATCAAAACCATAAAAAGGAGTAGCTTGCTCACTTTCATAAGATAAAAATGTACTATTATTACTCCAAGGAACACTACCATATAACACCCCCCATCTCATAGATCCTAGCATAAAAGCCGCTGTATTATATCCAGATAATTCACTAGAATCTTCATATCTTAATTGAGCTTCTAATCCTAGCCGTGGAAAAACCATACATTCATCATTAACTTGATACCAAGTAAAAGCTAAAAAAGGAGTTTGATTTGCCCAGTATTCAGCCGCACTCTCATAACCATTATCAGAATTAGCCCCATAATAAACTACATCTATAGGCTCTATACTTACATTACCTACTACAGCTAATTTTTGTTTACCACAATCTTGGTGCTGATTAGTCCACCCAGTAAATCCTACATTTTGTCTATTAGTTAAATCTAGATCTAAATTCCAAGTATCATCATAATAATTATAATTAGCATTATGGCCATATAAAGGAGTAGCACTATTCCAATTAATAGGCCCTAAAGCCAAAGCCGCAAATACATTATGTTTATAAATAGTTTGATATGATAATAAAGGAGGTAAAAATTTATCTTCTGTACCTGATAATCTATCTGTAGGATTTGAATCATCACATACAAAATTTACATCTACTTCTAAAGCTATATCTGTAGTAATACTTTTATTATGATAAAATATAATTTGATCGTTATCGTAACCTGAATCATTATCGTTATTATGAAATAAAAGAGGAGCTTGTAGATACCATATAGCATTACCATCCTCCATAGTACTAGATGCAGTATCGTTTCTATGGCTACACATCATTATTCTTAACTGAAAAGCCGCTAAAATTTGTTCTAGTATTTTATAATAACTCCAGCTAGTACCATCTTGATTTTCATATATAGAAGTATTTATATATGTAAGAGCTAGAGGATCGTGGTTTACATCATTTTTCCAAGTACCATCTAAAGATCCCATAGCTTCACAATAATAATAAGGAGTATGAGCTATAAAATTTTTAGTTGAAGATAAAGATTCATTCCAAAAGCCAAAATCATTATTTGATGATGTTATTTGTAATAAAGCTACTTTTATTAAATTAAGACAAGATCTAGTACCCCCATAATCAGCTTGGCTAAAATGTTTAAATTTTAATTGAGCTAAACCATCAACAGCCCTTATATTTACTATTCTATTAGGAGTAGTATCTTTACCAGCTGATAAATCTCCTAAAATTACTCCTATCCAATATCTTTTATAACCTGAAGAAGTAGCCCTCTCTATTAATAAAGATAACTCTCCTTCATTATCTGTAGCTTCAGCTAGTAAATCAGATAATATACCAGCTTGAGCCGTATTACCTTCTTCTATAATAAAATTAAAAGATACAGATGTAGTTTTTATAGGAGATAACATACTATCATCAGATCCTTCCATACTTAAAGTAAAGCCCTCTGAAGTACATTTAAAATCAGTAGTAGATCCAGTACCAGTTTTTTTATAAATACTTAATCTGTATTTACTATCAAAATTTTCAGCACTAAATTTATTATTACTATAAAACTCACATCTATATTTTATATACATTTAACAGCAATTTTTATGCTTTTTACCTTTTTTATTTTTATTTGGTACTACAGCATTAATTAATTTATCTATATAAGAAAAAACTTGATTATCTTTTTCTGTAGGAGTTAAATTTACTATTACTTTCATTAAGGCCATTACAGCTACTAAAAGCTCTAGCCAGTTAGTTAAAATAAAATCTATCATTTTTTTATTAATTTAATTTATACAAAGTTAAAAATCAGCAACAGATCCTCCTACCCTATTTTGAGATATTACAGATCTATCATTAGTTAAAAGAATATCTTGCCCAGCAATACGGCCGTGTAATTTACCTCCAGCTCCACCTCCTATCATTCCTTTAAGTTTATCTAAAGGAGCTATTACTTCAGGATTTACTATACTAGTTCCAGCTCCCTCTCCTACCATAGCTAAAGTAGCCCCTGATACTAATCCACCTTCAGCAAAAGGAGGAATTACTTTACTAAATAAAGCTCCTACTACACTACCAGCCGTAGCCGCTACTATTGCATTAGCTGGAAAGGGTATACCAGCCAAAGCTTTAGCCATAAAAGCAGATACTCCTTCAGCTAATCTAGCTTTAATAGCTTCTCTAGTTTGTTTCTTTATATTATCTACCATTCCAGCCCCTTGATCTTCTTGCAGATCAGCCATAGCTGTAAAAGCATTACCAAAGTTTTTTTCTACTTCTTGCAGTTCTTTATTTAATTTATCTTCATTTATATTAGGATCTAAATTTACTTCTGGATTTTCTCCATCTCCAAAAGTAATATCAGTTACATTTGCAGTAGCATCTATATCAATATCATCTACACTCTCCTCATCTCCTCCGCCCAATAAATCATCAATACCTAAAGCTCCACTCATTTGATTTACAAAACCCTCTAGCTTTCCTTTTACATCTCCTATTTTTTTATCTATATCATCAGTAGTAATAAGCTCTACTTTATCTTTACTTTTGATATTATCCATCATAGTTTCAAAATCAGCCGCAGTTTTTTCAGTAAAATCTTTAGATGCATTTTTTATATCAGTACCTATTTGCCGTAAGCTATCCATAGGAGATCTAAAATTAATTAAATCTACAATAGCATTACCTAAACCACTAAAAATAGCTTTTACATTTTTAAACCAAAATTGTATATAATTCCATAGAGCCTTAAAACCAAACTTTATACCTTCTACAGCTAATTTAAAGGCATTTGATTCATTATATAAATCTATAAATCCATTTACTACATCTACTATTTTTTGTTTAGTCCAATCCCAGTTTTTAATAAGTAAAGCTACTATACCTATAATGGCCGTAATAATCATTCCTATAGGATTCATAGCTTTAGCCGCCGCACCAAAAGCTATTACCGCAGTTCTAGCTATTCTTATAACTTTTACTACAAACTGAAACATCTTAACTACTTTACCTATAATAAGCAAAGTAGGCCCTAAAGCCACTAAAGCCAAACCAAACTTTACTATCTTCTCTCTACTCTCCTCACTTAAAGAGGAAAATTTATTAGCCATTTTGCTAAAAGCATCCGCTATACCAGTAGCTACAGGCATTAAACTCTCTCCTAGTTTTACACCCGCTACTTGTAAATTAGTCATAGCTTGCTTAAACTTAAAAGCTGAAGTTTCAGATGTTTCATCAAAAGCATCATTTACAAAGCCTTGAGCTTCGCCCATACTATTTAAGATTTCTGTATAGCTTTCAGATTGCTCTCCTACTATACCTAGTACACCTTTTAAAGCTTGAGATTTGCTAAAAAATTCAGATAAAGGTATTCCTGATTGTGTAAATTGCTCTTGGAGCATTAAGAGAGTTTTTTGTAAACCATTCTCTCCTAAAAAGTTTCTTAATTGATCAGCACTCATACCGCCCTCTACCATACTTTCAGTAGCTTTAGCTAAAGCTCTTTCAGCTTGAGGAGTAATTTTAGCAAAGCTCATCATAATACCACTTAATCCAGTAGTAGCATCTGTAGCTGATCCAGTAGTTCTAGTATAAGTAGAAATCATAGCTCCTACCTCCTCCATACTTATACCTAAATTAGATGCTAAGCCAAGTTGAGATCCTAGTACATTCGCAAGCTCCTCACTTTTAAACATACCAGTTTGTACCATAGTACCAAAAATATCTAAAGCTTCTGATGATGATAATACTTCTTCGCCGTAGGCATTTTGAGCCGCCGCCGCTACTAGAGCTAAAGATTCCATATCTCCTAAACCTGATGCAGATCCTTTAGCTGTAGCTTCTAAAGCTTTCATAGCTGAATCAGCATCTAAACCAGCTGAAGTCAAAAAGTATAAACCATCAGCTAACTCTTTAGGAGATGTATCTACATCCCCAGCTAAATTTAAAACAGAATCTCCTAGCTGATCTACCGCATCTTTAGGAAGGCCTACTAGAGTTTGTATTTTAGTCATAGAAGCCTCAAACTCTGATGCTGTTTTAACAGCTACAGCCCCTAAACCTATTAAAGGCATAGAAACTCCAGCCGTAAGAGAAGATCCTATACTACTTATACTTTTACTAAATTTTCCTAGTTTGCCCTCTACTTTTTTTAGGCCTGATGAAAACTCTTTAGAATTGAGTTTTAAAAATACTGATAAAGTTTTAGTACTTGACATATACTATTTATTATTTTTGTTTTCTTTGGCTATTAAATACAAAGCTTTTTTCCTATCAGCTTTTATTTTTTCTACATCCACTTTTTCCTCCCATTCAAACTTTATCAAATCTTTTTGCTTTATCTGATTTTGTTTTTTACGATCTTTTTTTATTAGAGCTGTAGTTTGAAATCTTACTCTCTCCCATTCAAACCGCTGAATCATCTCCTCATACTCTCTCTTACCTTCCATTTTTAGTTGAAATTGTCTAGGAGTAAAATCCCAAAAATCATCCAAGCTCATATCTAAAAAACCTAAAGCTAGTTTAATAATATCATCTAAAGAAGGAGGATCAGTTTCTACTTCTTCTTCCCCTTCTTTTTTTTTTCTGAAGGGTTTATTTTAGTCATTGATTCACTAAATATCTCCATAGCTTCAGAGAAAATATCCATACCTTCCTCATCTATCCAATCAGCTACATCTTCTATAGTTTGATTAAACTCCTCTTTATTTCTTCTAGCTCCGTGCTTTAATCCACAATAAATTAAAGCTATAGCTGAATTTAAAGATAAATTATTAGCTAAAGTTGATAAATCTTTTAAGCCTGATCCAGTAATATCACACCACTCCGCCAAAGCCGCAAAGCCATAATGGATAGGCCTTAATTCTCCACCTATTGCAATAGTTCTTTTTTCTACCATAATTATAAATTTTCTTTAAATATATAAAGAAAAAATTTATACTATGTACCCTTATATACTAGGTTGTAGTTAAAGCTCCATCTCCTTGTACAGATACAGAATAAGTAGAAAACTCTCCTACTCCAGCATTTACAGATAAAGATGTAATGTAACCGAAACCATCCCAATACACTACACCAGCTTGGCCAGTAGTAGTAGAAAATTTTACTTTTATTCTAGTTCCATTTTGTAAGGCATCATTAAGAGTTTTAAATCTTATAGTTTCTCCATCAGAAGATCCTTGAGTATAAAAAGCTTCACTATCTATAGTCCAGCTTCTAGCTCCATTTATAAAAGATTTATTACCTCCACTATCTTTATTAGTAGTATCTATAGTTTCTTGATTTACTGATAAAGTAGCAGAAGTACTACCTCCTATAGCCGTATAAGAAGATCCCCCAGCTAAATCACAAGATAAGATTAAATTACTTCCTGAAATTGTTTTAACCGCCATTTTTTAAATTATTTATTATTATTATACTTTTGATAATTGCCCAGTACCTTGAATACTTACAGAATAACTAGCCGCATCTTCCGTGCCTCCAGTCATTGAAATAGAGGAAATAAACCCCTCTCCTTGATATTCATTAGCTCCTCCATCAAATTCTACATATACTTTAGTAGGATATGTATTACCATTTGGAGTAGATGTAGAGCCATCTCCATAAGCTCTAGGAAATAAAGTAGCTGGGTTTACAGATCCATCTTCATTATAGAATACTTCAGCATCACAAGTCCAAGATGTAGATAATCCTATAAACTCTTTACGATCTAAAGAAGATTTATCAGTAACCTCTGAAACATCTATAGTTAAACTTAAAGTACAAGAAGTAGCCGCCGCTATTGTTGTAACACCACCTGAAGAAGGAGATGCACTATCATCTACCTTTAATACTAAATTAGTTCCATTAATTATAGTAGCCATATTTTAACTTTTTTATTATTTATATTTCTTTACTTATTTCTTTTGTTGTTTCTTCCTTTTTTGATTTTTTTGTTTTGGTTGTTTCTTTTTTTCCCATTAAACCTAGTTCATCTTCTATATATTTTCCTTGAAATAGATTTTTATAACTCTCTAAATCCATAGCTCCATATTTTTCCCCTTTTTTATGAGGCCCATAATCTTTAATTAAAATAGCATATAAATTATTCATAATCTTTTATTTTAGTTTATCATATTTTTTATATATATAATCTTTTACTTTTTTATATATTATATCAGTTGGCTGTATAGGAGCTGAATCAGCATCTATATTATGAGTTTGTTTTTCATTTGGTAAAAATAATAACATCTCAAACATTCTAAAACCAGCACTATTTTCCCCAGTAGTCGCAGTACCAATTCTATTAAAATAAAAATTATTTTCATTACTAGGCATTGTATCATTATTACCAGTTATACTATTATTTTGAATTATTTGCCCAGTAGTTAATTTTGGATTATAATTAGAGTTAAAATACTCAAACCAGCCTTTTTGATTTACACTCCCTCCAGTATAATTTTTACTACCTCCCAAAGATAAGCAAAAAAAATGATAATCAGCATCCCAAAAGTCAGTAGAATTAGTAGAAGTTATTAAAGTCCTTTCTCTAGAAGCTCCAGTAAAACTAGTACCATTTGGATTAAATTTTATAGTTATTGAAGTAGCATCTTTTTTATGAGATAAAATTATAGGAGATGCATCAGATACCTGATTAGCTCCGCCCAGTAAATAATTTTCATCATTACTAGCCGTAAGTTTATAAACTAAAACGAACATACAGCCATAAGGCATATAAATTTTACTAGGATCAGCTCTTAATGTGTTTTGATTTTCAAAAAAAAGATTTGGCTTTAATCCAGCTGTTTCTTGATATTTAGGTATATTAGCCTCTAAACCTTCTCCTTTTAAATACTGATTTACATCTATTACACTTTGTACAGATGTAGTATCTTTAAGCATTTTAGTTTTACCTAGTTTATTATAAACCCATTTTGGGCAAGATGCAAATCCACTATCTACAATAATTCTAGATAATTGATCTTCTCCTCTCCTCATTAAACCTATTTCAGTAAAATCAAAAGAATATAAAAGAGGATTAGTTATATTTAAAGCTGAATTATTTGTATTTGCTTTATCATAACTTAATTTTATTATATCATCATAATAATATACATCAAACTCTACTCTTTTGGTAAATAATTTTAATTTTTCTAAATACTCATCTTCTTCCGTTTCATAAAAAATATGCTGTATATCTATATTATCTACAAAATTGTGAGTATATCCTAGATTAGTATAACTAGGTACATTTGATAAACCTAAAGAGCTTTTATCTACATAATGATCTAAAGAATCTCTTACTTTAGTATTTATAGATTCTACACTATCATAAGAATCTGATATAATTTGTATCATTAATCTAGTTATAATTATATTAGGATCTTTATCTTTTGAAGTTTCATACTCTGTAAAATTATGATATACTATAGCTGGATAATTTGTATTAGAGCTGATGCTATATTTTGAGTTTTCAGGCATAACTACTGGAAAAATTCCTCCAGTATTTAACTCTGTAATTTTATTTTTTAGTATTTTATGTATAGCTTTTCCGATCATTAGTTAGTAGTTCTATTATACATATTATGTTTTTCTATAATTTTTCTTTTTATTTTTAAGTATTTATTAGTTCCAAAAGTTAAAGCTTCAGGCCACATAACAAAATCATATAAATTATAAGGATCATTCATACTAAAAGTACCATTACCATTAGTATTAAAACTACTTATATCAGTATGTATAGTTTCAAAATTAAATAAGTATTCCTTAAAATTATAGCTACCGCCTGATGATGCATCGCTCCACTCTATAAAATTATTATAATCTCCTCCGTATGATATACTAGTAAGATTACTTCCTATACTAAAATCACTAGAAGTTATCCACTCATACTCTCCACCTACTTTAGTTAAATCTGATGAATCTCTTTTTATACTACAAGAAAAATAAAAAGGATCTTCCATACTCAAATTAGGTAAAATACCAAAATCAGGCCAAGAAGTTAAACCTCCAAAAAAACCTATACCTCTATGAGTTTCTCCTCCAGCTCCATCATCTTCTAAAACACATCCACCAGCTGAAAATTTTATTAAACCAAAAGCACTAGGATCGCCTACTACTTCAGCTTGAAAATATATTAATCCACTAGATGCACTTGTAGAGTTTCGTTTCATTAAAATAGCTGATGTAGATGTAGTATTAGGAGTAGCACTTGAATTAGGTAATCTAGCTACACAAAAAAAAGTAAGCTCTTTATATTTTCTATCCATACTATCAGAAGCTTTTTCAGATAGTAAATACCTACTTGTACCAAACTCTAAATAATTATTAC